ACCTAAGAAATTGGAATACCTCGCATTTGTAGCAAACGAACCAGCACCACCACCTAAGAAATTGGAACCATTTGCATTTGTAGCTTCCCCACCAGCACTATAACCTAAGAAATTGGAATACCTCGCATTTGTAGCAAACGAACCAGCACCACCACCTAAGAAATTGGAACCATTTGCATTTGTAGCTTCCCCACCAGCACCATTACCTAAGAAATTGGAACCATTTGCATTTGTAGCCCCAACACCAGCACTATAACCTAAGAAATTGGAATTACTTGCACTTAAAGCATTCCTACCAGCACTATAACCTAAGAAATTGGAATTACTTGCATCTGTAGCCCCACTACCAGCACTCTGACCTAAGAAATTGGAATTATTTGCATCTGTAGCATCCCTACCAGCACCATTACCTAAGAAATTGGAACCATTTGCATTTGTAGCCCCAACACCAGCATTCTGACCTAAGAAATTGGAACGATCTGCACTTGTAGCACTATTACCAGCACTATTACCTATAAAAATAGAATGACTTGCATTTGTAGCCCCATAACCAGCAATATAACCTAAGAAATTAGAATTATTTGCATTTGTAGCTTCCCTACCAGCACTATAACCTAAGAAATTGGAATGCCTTGCACCTGTAGCCCCATCACCAGCACTATTACCTATAAAAATAGAATTACTTGCACTTAAAGCCCCATTACCAGCACCATTACCTAAGAAATTGGAATTATATGCATCTGTAGCATTTCTACCAGCACTCTGACCTAAGAAATTGGAATTATTTGCACCTGTAGCCCCATTACCAGCAAAAAAACCTAAGAAATTGGAATTACTTGCATTTGTAGCACTCAACCCAGCATTCCGACCTACAAAAAAACTATGTGCAATTGTTGCGCTAATAGGTAAGCTACCTATGTTGATGGAACTTGTAGCAAAAGTTTGAGTCGTTGAAAAATTATTATTGACATTCACTTTTGCATAATCAGCGGAATTAGCACGGAAAGTAGTTGCAGTGCTTTGCCAATTGGATGATAAGCTACGAACTGTGATTGCACTGCTTTGCCAATTGGATGATAAGCTACTGACTGTGGTGTCTGTATAATTTTTGATAGAGCTTAAAGGAGTATTGTATGTTACCCCCTTTTGATTCAAAATAAAAGTCTCACCACCAGATAGCGGTGTTGTTGCTGGGTCGTATTGGGAAATTTTAGGCATATGATTATTTAGTCGTGAATTAAATAATAATGTGAATATTAAAATATCATCTCTTCAAAAGTCAAAAGCACAAAAAAATGCAAGTTCTTCGGGATATTTGTATAAAGATGTTAATTTTGACCTCAAACCAGCTTATTCTTATAATAATCAATTAAATAGGAAAGAAAATTTGAAAGATATTCAAGCTATATTTGACGTTGAAGCGATTAAAAATAGTATTGTTAATTGTTTCTTGACTGCACCTGGTCAAAAGATATTGAATCCCACCTTTGGTATTGATCTGAGAAGATTTCTGTTTGAACCTGTGGATGACTATACCTCAGAAATCATTCAAGATGATATTTCACAAAGATTACCTCGTTTAGAACCAAGAATTACTGTGACAAATGTTTCAGTATTTGCTGATCCTGATGCTCAGGAATATCAAATCTTTTTACAAATTAATATCCCATCTTTAGATGTGGAAGGTTTAAGTATTAAATCAAAATTAAACACCATCGGTTACACTATCCTCTAAATAATAAAAAATGAAAGAATCTATTGAATATAATTTACCAAAAAATGCTTACATCAATTTTGATGCGCTTTCTCTCAAAGATTTCATCATTCAAAAATTGAATGAAAATTCTAATTTCACTGATCAGAATTATGAGGGGAGTAATTTAGCTTCTTTTATTGATATCATCGCTTTTAGTTACCATGTTTTACTGTTTTATTTGAATCAGACAGCTTCGGAGAGTATGTTTTCTCAAGCTACAATTTATGAGAATATTAACAAAATTGTAAATTTGGTTGGGTATAAACCTACTGGTAAACAAACATCTCTAGTTCCTGTGTCATGTGTAGCAAGCAGTTCTTTGGGTGTGGGTAATTACACACTAAGAAAATATGGATATTTCTTGGTTGATAAAATCCAATACACAATATTGGAAGATTTTAATTTTGAAAAATCAGTTACTGGTTCTCAGGATATTGATAGCATTAAAAATAATTTAATTCTTTATCAAGGCACAGTTGGTGAATATCCAATATACACTGCAAATGGCGATGAGTTTGAAACTCTTCCGATTGTAGTGGTTAATAGAGTTGATACCAATGATACTAGATTTATTGCTGATGGAACGATCAGTGTGTATGTTAAAGAAAAGAGTGATGATAAATGGTATGAATATCAAGAATTGGATAATATTTTCCTTGCTAAAAATGATGATCGTTACTACAGTATTCGTCTAAACGATTCAGGTTTCTATGAAGTGAAATTTGGTAATGGTATTTTTGGTAAAAAAATTGAATCTGGTGATGAAGTTGCAATTTATTACATCCTGAGTGATAACCTCAATGGTGTTATTAGTAAAGGTGCTATCAATGGTAACAAATTGTTCAATTTTAATTCCACTAGATTTACTCAGATCTATAATGATACCACAAATTCCAACAGTGAAAATGTGATTGATTCTGTAAACAATTCGTTTCTGTATTTCACCAATACAGACAATTCCACTGCTATATCGGAAGCAGAAAGTATTGAACAAATCAAAAACAATGTTCCCAAATATTTAAATTCTCAAATAAAATTGGTAACTGAGGATGATTATGATACTTTCTTAAACAAAGAAATATCGAATATCATTTCTTCTGTTAAGACTGTCAACAATAAAATTTTTATTGACAGTTACATTGACTATTTTTACAAAATTTGTGTTGATCCTAATAAATCAAACAGAGTAATCATAAATCAAGTAAATTTTGCAGATTCTTGTGACTTCAATAATGTAAATGTATTTTGCGTTCCCAAATTTAATTTAAAAGATGATGGCGCATATCCACCTTTTTTATCAAATAGTTTGAAAAATTTGATTATTGAAAAAACAAAAGATAGAAAAATTTTAAGTCATGAAGTAGTCCCTCGTGATCCAATTTATGTCGCTTTTGATATTGGATTTACCAATGGTGTCGCAAGCAAAAGTGTCTTGAATACAAGTAAATTGGAAATTGTTCGTAGAAACGACTCAAAAACAAATCCTGAAAATTTGAAAAAGAAAATTGGTGATACCATCTTATCGTTTTTCGATAGTTCAAGAAATGTTTTAGGTCAAAAGTTAGATATTTCATCGCTGACATCGGACATATTAAGTTTGGAAGGGGTCGCTAATATAAGAACGAAAAATGGTAATGAGATTTTCAATGGTATTTCATTTGTGTCGTGGAATGCTATTTATGAAGACGTGGATGATCTTATTATCAATCAAACGACGACATTACCATTCTTCAAATTTCCCTATTTCTTCAATCCCCAATCAATATATCAAAAAATTTCAATAGTAAATGAGTAATTACCAACAATTTGATTTTAAAATCATTGATTATAAAAACCAACAAGTTCTTAGTGCGTATGCTCTAAAAGAAACACCGTTAAAATTTATACCAAATGTTAATAATTTGGTATATATTAGAGTTTTGTGGGATTTTGGTGATGGAACATATTCCACATCACTAACTGCTAACAAATATTATGATAAAGCTGGAAAATATGATACCAATCTAACAATTTTTGATTGTTATTCAAACGCTATCATATCAAATACGATCAAAACAGTTGATATTAAAGACTATTTGGTAAACACCTTTAAAATAGACTTCGATGATGTATCATATTATGATAACATTACATGGAAAAATGGAAAGATATCAGGTCCTTTAATTGCTTCTGCAACTTACCCAAGTAATGTCACTCCTTCCACCATATTCTACAGAATAAGTGGGAGTGATAGTGAGTATTATTTCCAAGATACTCCAGATAAGTTCAGACATTTAAGAAACACATATTCTTTTTATGAAAAAATATATAATCAAACAAAAAAACAATATGAATATATCGAGATTGATAAAATTGAAATAGATACAGTTCCATTATATGCTAAGATATCAAATAATGACATCATACTAACAAATTCAACTGATATATCAGCGTTTTATGTTGGTTTATCAGGTAATAAGAGGATTTATTTTAAAGACGATAGTGTCAACAATTTGCAGATCGATCTTTTCTTTGATACAAGAAACAATGATATATGGAATAATAATTTGAAAGTTTCTCTATCTGCTAATATTATTCAAAATGATGAAGTTGATAATTTCAGTGTCACATCAAATGGCATGGATGGTGAATTTTACGTCGAAGATTCTTTCAACATAGATTCTCAAAAATTTTCAAACGTTGATATTCCTTTTGTTATCAAAGTTAAAGATTCAGAACACTTTACAGTTAAGAATTTTGAACCTCTTTCTGCTTCAAACTTGGTATATACTGTATTATCTTCAAACGAAGTTATTTCATCTCAATATTATACAATATCAGCCAAAGATTCTTTCAGTGGTGCGATAAGAAATACCATATGTTTCAATTCACAAAACAAAATAAATGATGTTAAAATCACAGTATCTGGATCAGTATCATCAGTTCAAGGTAGTGTATACTCTTTGAATGGTGAGACATCTGTATTTGATGTTTATCCACAGAATTTCTTAACAATTGAGAAAAAGAATGAGAATTACGATGCCACTGAAATGTTCAAGGATTTACGATTCCAAGAATTTCTTCTGGATGATAATATGTTATTTGATGAATTTATTGGGTCTATATTTGGAACATTGACTTCATCTTATGATACTCTCGGTAAGAAAATATACGAAAAAATAACAAATTTTGTTCAAAATATTCAAGATGTTGATAGGAATGAAATATTTCCATTGATTTCACAAATGAAAATGCTGGATACATCGAATAATGTGTTCGAAGACAATTCTTTCACTTATCCAGAAAAAATTAAAAGAATTTTGGATATTTTTTCCATCAGCAACAACAAATTGTTAGGTATTAATAACAAATTTAAAGAAAATTTTGATTTGAGAGGATATTCATCTAAGAGTGTATACGGTATCAATCTTGGAAACCAAATAAACACAAATACTTATGTAGTATCTGCTGGGACTCCTATTGTAGCACTTGAAAAATTCAGTAATAAATACTCTCTATTGAATACTGAGCAGCCCGTTGAATATACTACAAATACCGTCTACACATTATCGTCATACAATCAAAATTGGGGATGGCCATTGGTATTACCTGATACTTTCCAATTTGAAGATGTGGAAAAATATTACCTATTTTTTGAATTTGACGATACTTTAGACAATACTTTGTATGATAACACCATAATCAAAGATAATACGTTATATGATATGCTATCTACAGAAAATATTATTAGAGATAATGATAATAATCCGATTTTGGATGAATATGGTAATTATATTCTCAGCGAATACATCACACCATCTTACAAAGACTTTACGATGGGAATCGTATTACGTGATACGCTTTATCAATCATTATCTTTGGTTAAATAATAAAAATGGAGAACGTATTAAACATCACACTTCCCAAGTCCATCACAAATCCAAATGTTGATATTATCAATGCTTTGGATTCGTCGCAACCATTTTCTTTCTTAGAATTTATAAAAATAATAGAAGATCCAGTTGATAACTTGCAAAATGTTTACATTCAATACCTAAAAAAATGGAATAGAGTGAAAAGTGTGAAGGAGTCGGAAGATTCTTTGACTATTATTGAAAGATATAGAGATTTTATAAGAGAAATAAATCTAAAATATTCTACAACAGATGAGCAAAAATTCTTATCACAATTGGATTTCAATGACCCATTGGATTTAGAGTTGGCAATACCATTCTACAGTCGAAAATTAACAGAGATTGCTAATTATTACAATAAAAAGAGAGAAGAAGCAAAATATCAAGTCACAAAGAAAAAGTTACTTGGTACTAATAATCTATTGTCACAAGAGATAAGAAATAATATCATAAATTATTTGGAAAATGTTTCTGATGGTGAAATTTATTATGATATTCAACAAATCAAAGACGATATTGACATCGATATCGATGAATTGTATGATTCATACCCTTTGTATTTCAACCAAACTCCGAATGAGAAGATTTATGATAATAAAGATCTAGATTATGGGTTGGATATATTTTTGAAAAATAATTCGGAAATTATTTCGGAAGTGTTTTCGAATATGTCGAGTTCGGAATTAGGTATCAAAGAAATAAATGACCTTTTAGACAATAAAAGAAGATTAACAGAAAAATACATCGGTAATGATTTTTATTATTTGTCCACTGGTTCAACTGTAAATAATTTTGTATCTGGTTTGGCTATCTTGGCTGATGACCCATCACAAAATTTTTTAAATATTGATTATCCAACTACAGCATCAACAGATAGAAAAATCTTAATTTCAAAAGAAGATATTGGATATTTTCGACCCCATAAAACCTCGATAATCAATATTGATGGGAAAACACTTAGCTTTTCTTTCAATACTGAGAATCTAGAGCCAAATACTATTTATTATTTCCCTGATCTGTCTATAAGAGGTGATAATGGTGATGTCATCACGTTTATCAATGATAATGACTA